CACAGCCACATCGCCGACGCGCTGCAGTACCTGTGCCTGCACGCGGACGGGGGGACGATGTTCGGGCCGGTCATCAACAGCGAGCGCCGGGAGATCAAGCGCGCCGTCGCCGGCGGTTGGACTTGATGCGATTCGCCGCAATATGCTAACACAAAATAGCGAACATCCTAACCCCCCGGAGCCGCGATGAGCAACGCTAACTTCACTGCTGCGTCGACGAGCAAGTTGACGTCTACCACGAGCTCCCAGACGGTAACCATCCCGGTCGGGTATACCGCGCTCGAAGTGTATAATGCTGCAGCCAACCCCCTCTACTTGAAGTTTGCCGCGTCTGTTGCGGTGCCCAGCAGCTCGTTCGCTGACGGCGTGATCGCGATCCAGGCCGGCACGACCCAGGTGTTTTCGATTCCCCCCGGTGCGACCACTCTGGCGTATATCGCTGAGACTGCCGGCGGGACCATGCTGCTATCGGTCGGCGAAGGTAGCTAACTAGCCGTGCTGCGTTCGCGGCTCACCTATCGAGTGCGTGGACTCGGCCAGCCTGGTGGCGGCACCGGCTCGGCCGGCTTCGCGCTGTCGGCGCCGACGCTGACCCGTACGAGCGGCGTTTCAACTTACCCGCCAACCGTCGACTTCACCCGTCCGATCGACTGGACCGACGGCATCCAGGCTGTGATGCAGCGGTCCCAGGACGCGACGTTCGCCACCGGCGTGACCGAGGCGATCAACACGATCACTGCAGCGGTCACGACTTACAACTTTGGGCTGTCGAACATCCTTAGCGGCGTCTGGTACTGGCGGATGGCAGCATGGTCGGGCACCCGCCCGACCTCGCTAAACTGGTCGAATATCGGGGCCGTTGGCGATACTGTCGCGCCGACGATCACCAGCTCGAGCTCCATCAGCGTCGCCGAGCGCAACGGCTCGGGCGTCGCGAACAAGCTGGCTCACTCGCTGACCGCCAACGAGGGGGTGACCTGGGGGATCTCCGGCACGGACGCCTCCCTGCTCGAGCTCGCCGGATCGACTATCCAGCTCGCTGCCAATGCCGACCTCGATTACGAGACGAAGACCAGCTACGCGATCACCGCCACTGCGACTGACTATGCGGGGAATCAGTCGACCCCCCAGACGCTGACGATCAACGTCACGGACGTCAACGAGAACCCGAGCACGTTCACGTTCACCGATGTTAGCGGCGCGACCGTCTCAACGCAGTACACGTCGAACACGATCACGCTCGCCGGGCTTCCGACCGGCTACGCAGCCCCCTACAGTTTTTCAGGCTCGGGCACGCTCTACAAGAACGGGGTCGCCGGTGGGACAGTCGGCACCTGCGTCAACGGCGATCAGTTCTACATCGTCCTGACCTCATCGAGCGGCTACTCGACGTCGCTGTCCGGCACCCTGTCGATCGGCGGCCAGGCCAGCCCGCTGTCGGACACGTACTCGGTCCAGACGCAGCCAGACCCGAACGTTCCGTTCTCGCTGACCGAGGTGGCTACGCCCGCCCCCGCAGCCGGCGGTTCGTCTGCGACCTTCTCCGGCCTAAATTTCGGTACGGCGTCCGCAACGCGCCGAATGATCGCGGTGATCGACTGTTACAACGCCGGCTTCCCGATCGACGGCGGCGTGACTATCGGCGGTGTCGCCGCAACACAGCTTCATTACACGGACAATCAGCTCAGCGTCTGGATTGCGAACGTCCCGACCGGCACTACCGGCAATGTCGTCGTCACCGCCGTCGCGGCTTCGTTCTACATCCTTCGACTCTGGAGGCTCGACGGCGCCAGCCCGACCCCGACCGAGATTGTCGAATACGCCCATAACTGGGACACGAGCCCCTGGGCCCTGTTCACGGTGAACACGCCTAGCGGCGGCGCAACACTCATCGCCTGTGTCGCCGAGACGACGAGCGGAACCGCAAGCTGGACCAATGCAACTGGTGTCAGCCAGGTGACCGGCGGAGCGACGACCCTGGCGACAGCCACCCGGTCGACCGCTGGCTCCGCGGCGGTCTCGATCAACGGCTTCGGCGGCAATTACCACGACGCTATCGCACTAGGATTCGCGCCATGAGGAATGCCAGTAACGTCAAGCATGGCACGCTGGTCTATGCGCCGGTCAATCTCGGCGGCGGCGGCTTCATCACCCGCCTAAAGGTCGCCGATGATGGAACGCTGGTTGCAGGACCCGACACGTGCAACGGCTACTTCCGTCCGGCCGGTGCATCGAAGTGGACACTGATGCTGCGCCCCGGCGACAATATCTCCGCGAGCCTCCTGCCGACGGATCTCTGGAACGCCACATCCGGCGCCTACGATGTCGCAATCTGCGCGACCAATTCAAACATCCAGTGCCTCTACGCGATGGGCTACCTGTTCCGGACGACTGACGGCTGGGTGACGGCGACGCGGACCAATTTCACGCGCAACACCAACATGGTCTCCAACGGCTCCTTCCGCACGACCGGGGCGATGGTGGAAATCGACCCGCAAAACGGGAGTGTCATCTTCGTCGGCACCGACGCCGGCGTCACCGTTTCCATCGACGGCGGCAGTACTTGGACGCCGATCTCGACCGCGACGATCCCGCTCTGCACCGGCGGCAAGTATTACTCGATCGCGTTCGACCGCTCCTCGACCGTCAGCGGAGGCAGGACGCAGGGCATCTACATTTTCAGCAACGGCGTCGGGCTCAAAAAGACGAGCAATGCGGGAGGCACGTGGGCGTCGGTCACTGGCGGCATCACCCCGCCAACCGGCTGCGGCTGCCTCGCCGTCCATCCGACGACGGGCGTTGTGTTCATTGCCGGCGATGGCACCAGCGCAAACTCGCAGCTCTACAAATATGCGGCCGGAGCCTGGTCCGCTCCAGCGACTGCCACCACGGTCAAGCATGTCGTCATCGACGGGACCAAGGTTTACGCATTCACCCAGAGCGGCGCCTACCGCGTCAGCACCGACAGCGGGGCGACCTTCAACCCGAGCGAGACCGCTCCGGCTCGCAGCTTTACCGACATTCCGTGGCATGCCTGGGCCAAGGAAGACTTCATGAGCAACGGCGGCGTCGTCAAAGACCCAACCCAAAATCGCCTCTGGATCGGCGAGGGGATTGGCGTTTGGTCGGCCGATAACCCGCCGACGACGGACGGCGGCACGTTCAGCGTCGTTGAGCGCAGCAAGGGCATCGAAAACCTCGTCGTCGACCACCTGCACGTGAATGGGAACGGGACGCTGTTCGTCTCCTGCCACGACCGCCCCTTCTTCGCCGCCCCGAGGAGCGCCGCGACTTCGCGCTACCCGTCGCGCCATGGCCGCAGCAACGTCGATGCGATCTACCATGCCACGATGACGGACAGCGCGATCGACGACCCCAATTTCGTCGTCGGAGTCGGCCAGGATAACGCATATTACAGCACCGACGGCACCGCGCCGAGCATCCCCTTCGCCAGCAATCCATTCACCGCGGCCGGGGGCGGCTTCACCGGCAACATCGCGGTCGGCAATAAAAACAACATCGTCTTCGTGCCGTCCCAGAACACCGGCGTCCCGGTCTACACGCTCGACGGCGGCAAGACATGGGCCGACTGCGGCCTCGGCTCGACCGGCTGGATCAACGGCTACACCCTGATGAGGCACATCCTCCTCGCCGACAAAGCCAACCCGGGCACCTTCTACGTATTCAACGTGGGCAACGGCTCCCCCGACACCTCCGGAAAGGTCGGCATCTGGAAAACCATCAATGGCGGGGCCTCATGGACGCGTGTCCGCTCCTCCGTCATCACGACCTTTGGGATGGACTTTTGGAACAGCAACTTGAAGCAAGTGCCCGGCCAACCGGGGCATTTCCTATGGTCTGCCGGTGACAACGGCGACGGGTTCTACATCAGCACTGACTATTGCGTGACCTGGACTAAGATCAGCGGTTCGGGCGAGACTTTCGCCTTTGGCGTGGGAGCTGCGCTGCCCGGCGGCAGCGGCTACCCCGCAATCCTCATCAACGGCTATCGCGGCGCAACCTACGGCTGGTGGCTGAGCGAGGACGCCGGCGCGACCTGGACACAGATCTACACGCATCTCGGCAACGTCAACTTCGACCAGGTCGACGACATCGCTGGCGACCTCAACGTCTATGGCCTGTGGTACGCGGGGATGGGCGGCAGCGGCGCTAGCCGCCTGACCTATGTCGACACGGCCCACTCGACATGATGACACTAAGAGGTCCAAGTGGCTAACAGTACCAACCCCCAAGTTCAGGGCATCCCGACCAGCAACGAGCTCGCCCCGCCGGGGCGGATCGTCGAGTCTGGTCTCGTGCGCGCCGCCCCTCTGTCGGTCCTCATGGAAGAGGAGCGCCAGCAGGCCCAGGAGATGCAGGCCCAGCCGCTAACCACAGGGATCGCCGCCCACATCGAGCGGTGCTGGTCCGAGGCGCTAACCGCGAAGCAGGTGACGGTCGAGGAGCGCATGCTCCAGGCGATGCGTGCCCGCCGCGGCGAGTACGACCCTGAGAAGCTGGCGATGATTCGTGAGATGGGCGGGTCTGAGATCTATGCGAACCTGACCAGTGTGAAGTGCCGTAGCGCGGCTTCCTGGCTGCGGGACGTGATGATGGCCACCGGCTCGGAGCGACCGTGGACCATTCGCCCGACACCGGTGGCGACCCTGCCGCCCGACCTCAACGACCGTATCGTTCAGGCGGTGGCGAAGCCCGTGCAGCAAGCCCTGATGATGGGGCAGGAGGTCGGCGACGACCAGATCCTCGAGCTCATGGAGTCGGTACGCGACCAGGCGCACAACGCTGTCCAGGAGCGCGCCACCCAAATGGCCGATCGGATGGCCGACAAGATGGAAGACCAGCTTGTCGAGGGCGGGTTCATGCAGGCACTCGACCAGTTCATCGACGACATCACCACATTTCCGTCGGCAGTTCTCAAGGGCCCGATCGTCCGCAAGAAGAAAATGTTGAAGTGGGCCCAAGGGCAGGGCGGTAAGTTCACGCCGCAGGTCACCGAAGACCTGTCACTCGAGTGGCGCCGCGTGTCGCCGTTCGACATCTACCCCAGCCCCGCCGCGACCGATGTTGACGACGGCTACCTCATCGAAAAGCACCGGCTGAGCCGCGAGGACCTAACGGCCCTGATCGGCGTCGACGGCTACGACGAGGCGTCTATCCGCATGGTTCTCGAGCAGTACGGCGATGCCGGCCTGGCCGAGATGCAGGCGAACGACAGCGCGATCGCGGACGCCGAGGGCAAGTCGACCAGCCAGATCATGGCGAATACTGACGGCCTGATCGATGCGCTGCAGTTCTGGGGCCCCGTGTCCGGCAAAATGCTGGTCGAGTGGGGCCTGGACGATAAGGAAGTGCCGGACCAGGCCAAGGA